CACAGGACCACGAGAGTACTCTTCCTCTTCTGCCACTTCCTCATCCACACGGCGAGAACCTTTGGAACCCAGCACATACTCAAGACGCTTCTTCAGTTCATCATAAGACTTGAACTGGTCAGCAGCAACGAGTTCGGCAAGAGAATACTGCTTCTTCCAGATTGCTTCCATTGCGTCATCATCGTCCAGCAGGGGAGCAGGAGCGGCAAACTCACTAGAATCATAGTTGCGATAACCAGCAACATTCTTTGCCTTCAGTTTGAAGTTAGCACCTTGCCAGAAGTCAAACGGATCGATTGCTTCTTCATCTTCAAACTCAGGTTGCATCGCTGCAGTCAGTTTGTCAAAGATCTTCTTGCCGTATTTAAACAGGAAAACTTTACCTTCGTTGGCGGGGTTGGCAGGGTCCTTGACCACATAAATGTTGGAAACATAAGTCAGTTTACGCTTCTGCTTACGGGCAAGTTCTTTACCAGCATCAGTGCCATTGTTCCACAGTTCGGAGTTCAGTTCGGACACAGGATCTTTCTGACCCAGAGTAGTCAGACTGTTCTCAATATACCAACCAGATACTCCCTGAAAAGCGTGACTGTAGAGTTTCACGAACGGAAGATCCTCACCGTTCGGAGCAGGAAGGAAACGGATCACGGCATAACCATTGCCTGCTTTATCACACTCTAAACGCCATACACGTTCATCAGAAGAAGAATTATTACTGCTCATCTTTTCAACTTCTTTAACAAGTTTAGCAGTAAGATTGCCGAGTTTGGATTGTTTTTTAAGGTCTTGAAATGACATTTGGATTACCTCGGATAGTTTGGATTCGGGGGATTTACTTGGATAGTATAGCAAAGACGGTCTCACTTGTCAATGAATTTTTTAAGAGACTCAATCGTTTTAGTCATACTGCTAAAAAGTAAAGTCATATCAGTATCTGGTGGAAATCCCATCAGAGCAACTGATTTTCGTAGATTCTCTTTCATCTCAACCGCTTCTGGGTCATCAGAAAGAGAAAGACGAGTATACATAATCTGCTGCTTTTCAAGCAACAAAGTCATTTTTTCAATGTGTTCAATTTTATCTTCACGGGACATAGAACCAAAAGTCAAGATACTCCCATAAAGAAACTCTTGAAGTTCATTAATTTCACGAAGTTCTTGTTGTATGAGTTCGGAATCAAAAAATCTACTCATTTATAATTTCCCGTAAAATTTTCTTATAAGAGAACACATCTATATGTAGGAAAGGAGAATATTTTTTAATTTTTAAACTGACGGTTTCCCACACTGGGTCCAAAAGTTTCTTATCAAAATCTTTTACGATTGAAAATATTTTGTCGTAGATTACGAATGTTTCTGGCGATAATTTCCCGCTTAGAAACCTTTTGAGAACTATAGGGTGCCCTTTGGAACAGTTGAACACAGTTTCTAATTCGTTCTCTGAGAACAATTCCGTTGATTGTTCTTTGAACAAGTAAGTCAAACTCTGTTGTCTCCGCATCCAATCTGCGTAGGTCCTTTCTCCAGAATTGATAATTTCGCCAATCCATAAGTTGCTCGGGGAATCTGCTGCTACAAAGTTTGCTAATAAAAAGTCTACAATTTCTTTGTCTGAAAGTTTGCGCGAAGTGCGTTCAAAGAAATACTTATCTTTGCGACGGTTAAATGAAGTAACGGTTGCTCTGGATTTGCCCCCATACTTAAAAAAGTCATATTTACTGTTCGTAAAATGACTTTTCATCGAAAGATAAGTTTGGTATGTCTCAAAAGGACTCATAAAGGCAATTTGGCGCGTGATGTCCGCTTCATAAAGTTAAGACGAGTTGCGTCCCACTTTAGTTTCTCTTTCAAAGGTTTTGAAATGAGTTTCGTAACTGATTCTACCTCAAGACTATTGATTTCGCAATAATGACAAATTGCATCAATGTAGTTAAAGTTTTCTTCTGCTACAATCTTTTCAATCTCAAGAGCAAACTTAGAAGGCGTTAAAAACTTATTCTCGATGGCTTGTTCTAGTTCTTTATTTGGTTCCATAGAGCTCCAGTTTATCTCTAACAAACTTTCTAATGTATTCGGTGAGAAGTTTGATGTATTTTGCTTTGTCTCTTTCTTCATAAACGACGCATTCTCCATTTTCACAAGCCATAATGATTACAAGTTTTTTGACTGAAATACCAGTCAGTTCGTAAAGCATACAACCATATGCCATACACTGAACAAAATAATGTTCGATCCACTCGCGTGGTTTTGGTTTTTTAGAAGTCTTAAAGTCGATTATCGCTAACTCGCCATTATATTCGGCAATCGCATCAACTGTCCCAGCAATACCCAGTTGCTTACTATATAGGGACCCTTCAAGGGCGTAAATATTATTTATACGATTAAGTTCCGATTTTGCAATCTTAAAAAGAAAATCAGAGATTGGTTGAACTTCTGGTAGTTTTTCATTTTTAAGATGATGTTCTACCAAAGTATGCAGATCTGTTCCACGACTAGTTGCCGCTTTAGTGATTTTTTCTGCTTCTTCTTCACCAACCTTTTTACGCCAGTTAACAAAGATTTCCTTGTTAAAGTGACTGGTCACCGAAGTAATGGAGACCAGTCGGAGAAGTTCATCTTCGTCTGGAACTTTATAATACCTTACACCATCAATGGTTTCACGCTCCAACTGAGGGAGTTCAATATCAATATGTTTAAACATTAAAAACCAGCTTCCATTTTCGCAATGATGTATTCCTTAACAAGTCCAGAACGAACAATATCTTCTACACCAAACTCAATTATATCAAAAGAATTCATTTTACGCAAGATGTTCATAAAGTCTACGATTCCATTACGCTCATTGGTTTTTTGCAAATCTGATTGAGAAGCATCACCACAGAACATAATTTTTGAGTTCTCACCAACACGAGTAATGATAGAATCGAGTTCGTGTGCCGTACAGTTTTGAAACTCATCTACGATGACAATTGAATTATCAAGTGTAGTTCCACGAAGGAATGAAGTGCTCCAGAATTTAATCGTTTCTTGCGACTTTAAATTACCATAAAGCATTTCAAAGTCAGCATCAGAAGGCATCTGGAACATATACTTCACCATATTCTTATAAGGAATCTGGTAAATATCAGACTTGTCCTCATAAGAACCTGGAAGAAATCCAATCTCTCTAGTTGCTACAAGAGAACGAACAAGATAGATTTTCTCAAAAGGAGTTCTTTCGTCTAAGACTTCACGAAGAGCATTATAAAGAGTGATAAAGGTTTTACCAGTTCCAGCGCAACCATAAGCAACAAGATGCTTTTGATTTGCATAGGATTCAAAAAGTTTCTTCTGATTCTCTGTGAGTGGGTCAATATCAATTAGATAATCACTACTTAATGGTTTTCTACGCTTCATTTGACGAGTAGTAAGACCAACCCCGATAGGTTGTTCTGCTCTTTTTCTTCTAGCCATATTAGAGTTTCTTTACAGTTGAACCGGGCATTTTTTGAGCTTTTCCAAGAACATCATTCCACGAAGGATGCTTATTGGCCAACTTATCTCTCCATTCACCAACTTCTCCTGGAGAAGGGCAAGTAGATGGGTCAGACCAGTCACGAATCCAGTCTGGATTATCTTTTTTCCACTGGTCCCAAGCGTGGATACTCATTTCCACTTCTTTTTGTTCACCAGTTTTTGTATTCACTACGGGATATGTGGACATAAAGTTACGAATTCAAGATAATTTATTTAGAGTTTAAATTTGATGATATTTTCATAATATGATTAGTAAATTCTTCCATTGATAGATTTAATTTCATTTTATTACAAACATAACAACAGGAAACGCAGTTAGAAATTTCATATCCAATATTATTATTAAGTCTATCAATTCCATTTGTTGGAACTACTTTACCATATTGTTTTCCTTTTCTTTTTTTAGGTAGTTCTCCACAATAATAGCATTTATTGGTAAAAAAATCTATACATTCATCTAAACATAAATTAAATTCATATCCTCTACATTTTGCAGATGTTGTATATCTTCTCACCAAAGAAGTAAAATGTCCTAGTTCTGTTCTTTGCTTTTTTCCTCTTTCAATAGCACTTTTTTTCTTCAAACATCCACAACTTTTAGA